CGTGCGTCTTCCAGTAAGCGTAGGCTTCGCGAACCTCCAGGGGGCAACCAACCCAAGCCAGCAGGCAATTGTCCAGCACTACGCTTTCACCTTGTTGTGTGGAGTCGAACGCAGTGTAGTCGTTGACCGTGCAAAGATCCCCGGGGCGCCAATGGCCTCGCACCCATTCATCGAACTGACCAAGCGTTTTGCCGATGTGCATGTACACGTTGTCAGGCAAATGTTCCCGAACGCGTCGAGCCGCCAAACGCCACCAAGCTCCGAACTTGGCCACTATTCGCTCATTGCCTTGCATCAGCGACTGACCGGCCTTGGGTTCCTCAAGGTCTTTGCACTCCATTTTCCCCTTGATCTGTGCTTTGACAAAATGGTGCACAAGATTGTCTGGGAAATCTGGATCGGCCCTTTCCTCGAGGATCAACATCCGGGCCGCCGTATTGCCATCCGATCGGGCCGAAGCCTGCTCGTACAAGCAATCAAGGTACTCGGAAGTCTCAGGTGCGGGGATGGACTCGGGCAAACGCAGTGCGTCTTTGAAAGCAGTCCAAAGCAAGAAGCCGACGTGCTCACGAGCAACAAAGTCTGCTTCAGTGCGATCGAACGTACTCGGGACCAAGCGCTTGCGCCACGTAGCGGCCTTGAGGACAGGATCATTGGCGCGGTGACGCGGGAATATGAATGCTGCAGGGTCCGAGTAACGTGTGTCATCGTACAGCTTGCTGATGCCCGCTATGGAGTGAAACTCTCGACTGACCCGCTCGATGTGCGTGCTAATCAGAGTAACCTCCAATGCGTCCTCATGCCACAAGGGCAACTGCACTCGGTCCGGGGCGAGAACTGAGGTGGCCAAGTCGATCTTTTCAGGCTCCTCGAGATTCAAAGGCAGCGCGTCGACGTAAAGACTCGCCATCCACGGGCCCATGCGAGACTGCGGAGAATGCTCCACATACTCCTCATTGGCATGACCGGCATCGAGCGAAGGCCCGATTGTAGAGGCGGGAACCATAGCGTCCGCCCGAGCCTGCCGAATTTCATGGATATTGGGCAAGTGCTCGATAGTCACCTTGAACTTGCGCATCACGTTCTCAAAAAAGGACCAAGTACCTTTCTTCAAGAGCGCGCCCAGCAGGGGGTGTGATCGCATGGTCCGCTCGACACCCGGCATTCCACTGATGCAGAGCAGAAGGTCACCAGAGGTGCGGCATATGGCCGATACCAAGTGCTCCGCTGCCATGTAGTCGACGAGTGAAGCGTCGATCAGCAACTGCACGCGAGGCCATCGACGTCCTTGAGCGGTGCCAGGCGTGTAAGCTTGATAGCCCAGAGAGCGCAGAGCCTTGACCGTGTCGTCCTTGGCGCATATGACCGGCAGAGAGGGTTTCAACCCCCGCATGACCAACAGGCGACCCTCTACGGGATTGGAGCTCGGCACTCCCAACACGCGGGCAATACTCTGTGGCAACGTGTGGGAGAAACCCTTCCAATTGCTGTCCACCAGAGTCGCCAATCGCATGAGTTCCGGCTGAAAGTTGTTCAGCAACGAGTCGGCCTTGGGATCATGATGAGGAGCTTGTCCCGGACATCCCAACCACAGGAAGTGGGTGGTGCAAGAACTCAAGGCAGCTAAAGCCGTTGAGCCGGGAGCCCACAAGGAACCTTCGTCCATGACGGCCATGCGACCCATCCGGAGCAAACTCATTTCAAA